ACTACCTACAGCACTGATCCCAAATTAGCCAAGCGCCTAACGCGCAGCTAAAAATGAGGAGTGTTCAGGACAACACTAACGACAATACAAACAGCATGCTTTGTTTCTGCCGCTACCCATAAACCAAAGGCATCTCAAAATTTGAAATACCTTGGCCTGGCCACATCGCCTTAAAATCAATAAGGCGCCACATGACGTTCAAATCTATATTCGAGGACGCAATTGGATCAGCTACAAGTTCATTAACTACGTAGATCTGAAAAATCCCAGGCGAATATCGCTTTGTCGGTCCACTATCTGGTGGCCTGTGTGTAATTGGGTAGAACACACGATCCCCTCTAAAGGGTACACGGACTATATACTCACTTCTCCCGTCTGCAAGGTCAAGATAACCTCCCCAACCTGCTGTTACAGTTTCGAGATCAAGTGGTCCGATTTCCGCATTCCAAAGCACAGTACAAAACAATTTTACACTACTAACTTTGTTGCGAGTAACAATGATTCGAACTTCAAAACCCGCAGAAGTCCAAAAATCAAAATTATGTGCAGCCCATTCTGTAGGGCCAATATCAATGGTCGTTCCATTCGCTGCTGCATAAGCCATAGGACATGGCATTATCGGCATCTCCCAAAGGAGACCCGTGGTAGCAGGATGTACTACAACCGTTGGCTGATCAAAATTCCATTGACTGAAAATGTGTGACCACTCAAGCTCGTGACAAGTTGTACCCATATCGGTCTGTCGAAGACCACGAGTTTCATTGTAACGAGCACCAAGATGGACACCCATATCAATACCAGAAGTTTCTGATACTGCATAATTTGATTGCATAATCATTGTATGAGGTGGGAGCATTGCATAAGGTTTATCAAATTTTCCAGTGACCAAACCTTTTAAATCACTTGCCACATCCACACCTTTCTTAACAACATTAACAACGTTTGGAACAGCATGTAGGGCACCACTCATCACACCACCCTGTGGCTCTATAACATCAGACCATCCATCCATACTCCCTGCTGGATACTGACGTGCATATGCTCTCATGTTATTACGAGCATCAACACGCAATTGCTGTTGACGTTTATAGAACGCACCATAAAAACTACAAGTTTGTCCACCTTCATCTTTCTCTTCATTCGGACGAAACTTTATGTATTTCTTCTGGCGCTCAAGTGGTTTTGGAGGTGTTGGCTTCTTCCCTTTAAGGCCATACGTAGTCAAAGGGACAGTCCGCAAGATCGTAAACGCGGGACATCCTGACTCTTCGATAAACGAAGCCTTAATTATTACAGGAACAGTTGTAGCTGCAGAGCCTTCAGCAACCTCCAAAGTATTAAAACAACAGATAGCAAATGAGCCCAAGCTCTCTGGTGTTGTAGGTGTTTCATTCCAACCTTGTCCAATATCTTCAGTTGGCATACGTATTTTTGGATACACATAACGAATGATGTATTCAACAGTACGAGTTCCACCAGCCGCAATAAAACCATCAGGGTTATTCAAAATCATCTGTTGAAAACCACCCTGGGTTCCTGAAAGAATGCGAACTGAGGAATAAGTACCTCCCATATCACGTATAAAACCATACCACAGCATACCCCTTTGTGTAAAAACACTATTAACTTGAATAGTGACTTTTATATTGCCAGCCCAGTAATGAAATCGATTAAAATTACTTGCTACTGTACCAGCAATAAAATGTAATGGGACATCATATGTAGCCATGACGCCCAAAGGTGTTGTTGTAGTCCAATTCAATGTATGAATGAATTGGGGTCTTGCCGCCAAATCCTGAATAGAATATTGACAATCCTCAATACCATATCGTGAAACACTTGGCACATTTTGTGGAACATTTCCAGACTCAGCTCCACCATCAGTTGCTGCTGCATCTGCCACCCCAGCAACTATTTCAACCTCCGGTTCATCTGCTGCCTCAGCAAAAACATTAGCCAATTTTGCACTTGCATCGGCTGAAAGAAAACCTGATTGACCCCGAAGGGAACGGTCTTCATAATGTTTTCGCTCATCTGCACCAGGAGGAATATATGACATCTTAAGCGGTGGAATCTCACGCAAACACCCAAATCCCATCGCTTCATCACATGAAAACCAAAACCTCGAAGCTGACTGCACTGCGGATCCAAAAGTCCAGGTAATTTTCCCATTATCAAGATAAGGTACTTCAACATCTGGATCATTCATAGTCTCGTTGAGAGGGACCCGCCAAAATTGCACATCAGCCCATGGATTGATATTCCACATGGATACACCCGAATTTATAACACGCACCATAGGTCCCCCGAGTGTGACAGGGATCTTTGGGCCAGCAGCAGCATCAACATAACGAGCATAATTCTCCAACCAATTACGCTGTTCATTCATTCCTGGAAAATACCACTGAGGACACCAAGAGACAGTTCCAAATTGAGCAACATCACTTTTAAACCGATATCCACCATAATAAAAAGCAAAAGCCCTTGCTAAATATTGAACAGTAGAAAAGGTTTGGCCATTTACCTCCGTATTTGGCCAAATAAGACAGCGAGTCTTAATTGATTGCTCTGTACTGGTAAAAGCACTACCAGTATTCCATATTGGCTCATATCTCTTTGTAAGTTCCATCAGATTATCACCAGGTCCCCAAACGCGACCTCCAGGTTCAAGATGTTCTCCTGAACCAATACAAGGTGCTATTTCCAACACAAGAGTTGTATCTTGTGGTTGGGGAGCTGACATCATCTGAACTTCAAACTTATCTTCATCCTCCATTTGAACAACACGTGGAAAATCTTCTTCATCATCAACACGTGGATCCAAAAATGAATCAATCCAACGAATACGTTCATGCTGCCACTTGACTTGTGGTTTTATGGGTGTTTGTTTTGGAAATGTGTCAAGAAACCAATGCTGTGTATGAGCATTGAGATATAACGGATTTAAACCGAAGTTCTGAATCCGGATATCATCATTTTCGAATAATT